AGCATTACAGAATAATAAAAGAAAATCATATCTTAATTTATTTTTAAAATAAAAATATATATTAGAAGTTAATTTTTCAACAGAAAAATTAGAAAGAATAGAAAAAAAATTAATCAAGAAGGAATGTGTATAAACATAAAGATTTACAAGACGTGGAGAAAATCAGGATCAACAGATTTTATGATAAATGAATTTTTACCAGATGAAATTAGAGATATATTTTGGAAAGAAGTTAGATTTTGGAAACTATATTACAAGATTTTCAAGCCCAAAAAAAAAGATTTAGAGCCATTTGATTTTATTTAATAATAATTAAAAATAATTAAAGCCATAATACCATTATAAATAGTGGAGTTGTGGCTTTTCTTATATTAGTTAGTCTTTATAATTAATAAAAAAAAGAGCAATTAATATATACAAGTAGATAAATAAAAAATTATTGAATAATTATGACAATTTTAGACAAGTTTAAGGAATACCTTAAAAAGAATACTATGGAACAGGGCAATTTAGAAACTGGTGAAGTAGTTGAATATGAAGTTTTAGAAGCAGGACAGGCTATAACAATTATAGTTGAAGATGTAGTTTTACCATTACCAGTTGGAGAATATGTTATTAATGAAACCCCAGTTGTGATTAATGAAGAAGGAATTATTGGAGTAGTTGGTGAAATAGAAGATGTAGTTGAAGAAGCACCAGAAGAAACATTAGAAACAGAAGAAGTTTTAAGTGAAGATGAAGAAAAAGAAATTAAAGAAGTTTTAGAAACTGATGAAGAAGAAGAAGTAGTTGAAGAAACAGAGAAAGAAGATGAAGAAGTAGTTGAAGAAGATTTAGAAAAGAAAGATGATGAAGAAGAAGTAGTTGAAGAAGAAGAAGAAGTTTTAAGTCAGTATGAAGAATATGATTTAAGATTTAAGACTATTGAAGAAAAGATGAATGGCTATGACACTATATTAGAAGATGTGTTGTCAAAGTTTATGGAAATGGATGAAGCAGTTGAAGGAAAAGGTGATGAATTTAATGAGTTGAAACAATTTATTAAAGATGAAATGATAGAGTTTGATAAACTCATATCAAAACCAACAGATACACCAAATACTTTTACAGCAGACAAGCCTATGAGTTTTAGTGAAAAAATGAAGAGATTTTCATAATTGAAAATTTAGTCAAAAAAATAATAATAACAAGATGAAAAAAGAAAAGTTTAGTATTGTAAATAGCGCATTAGCCGCATATGCAGACGAATTAAACCCAGAATTAATACAAGAAAAATTCTTCGCAACAAAGAGTTTAGATAGTTTTAATAAAATGTTAGTTAAGGCAATTGGAACAACTGCACTTAATGTTTTAGACATTGATCAGTGCTGGCAAGACACAAGTTGTGGTATCGCAGAAAGCGGATCAACAACTTTTACTCAAAGCGATTTGACAACTAACCCTATTTCAGTTAGACATGACTGGTGTAAATCAGCATTTTATACTTACTGGCAGTCATATTTTATGAATAATACTATGGCAGCAGATGGTGGAACAATTGAAAGTCAAATAGTAGATGCTATTTTAGAAAAGACATCAGACCAAATGGAAGTAGCAGTATGGCAAGCCGAAGATGGTGGATCTGATACATGTTATAAGTCATTTAACGATGGTTTAATACAGGTTTTATCGGGAGCATCGTGTGTAGATTTACCAACAACTGCAAGTTCATTGACTTATGCAAATATAGACGCATCAGTTCAGGCAATGACAGACGCAATTCCAGACGCAATAGCAATGGAAAATGATTTAGTATTATATTTATCACCAGCAAATTTTAGAGTATTAGCAAGGAAATATAATGATACTTATAATGGTTTTCAAGAAAGAAAGTTTGACAACGATTATACAATGATGAGCCCAGAAATACCTAACTTAAAAATTAGTGGTGTTAGAGGATTAAACGGATTAGATTATATGGTTATAACACCAGCATCTAATGTTGTAATACCTTATACTTCAGATTTTAATTTAGTATCAACTGAATATACTTATGACAATGACAGCAGAAAGCATATCATATTTGTAGATTTTATTATGGGTGTTCAAGTTGGCAGACCAGAATATGTGATTACAAACTTTTTAACAGCATAAATAAAAGTATAAAATAAATAAAAACCTCTTTTAAGGGGTTTTTATTAAAAAAAAATTAAATAAAAAATGAGTTGTTTAACAAATAGTGGAATACTTTTAGGTTGTGGAGACCAAAGCACCCCAGGATTAAAGAATGTATGGGTTGGCACTTTAAGTGGTTTTACTTACGGAGATTTAGATGTTGATGCTGATGGTGTTATTACAGGGATGACCTCGGCAGTATCAGGAACACACTTTTACAAGTATGAAAGCACGAAACAGACTGCCTCTTTTAGTGAAGAAGGAGCAATAGATATAACTATGAATAGCATAGGATATAATAGTAGATTAGTGATGAGATTTTCAAGACAGGACTATGAAAAAAGAAATGAAATGAGATACTTTGCCTCAACAATAACCTGTGCCATTATAGAAGATTATAATGGAAATTACAGATTAGTAGCAGGAGACCAAGGGTTCAGCCCAGAGGTTCTTAACTCTTTAACAGGAGCAGCATTCGGTGAAGGAAACATTTATGATATAACTTTATTAGGACAGGAAACTGACATGGCACCTTTTATTGATAGTTTATCAGTCTTTTCAGCATTTATAGATGTAGCATAATTACTATATAATACAATATATTAACCTCATAATTATTTATGGGGTTTTTTTATAACAAAAAATTAACAAAAATGAAAAAGAAGAAGAAGAAAGTTTATGATTTTATGAAGATTATGAAAAAATGTTTAAGAGAAGAAGAGTTAGAGAATGAAAAAGGTTTTACCTCAAAGCATAAAGTTCATAAAAGCAAAAAAACTTATAATAGAAAAAATTATAAAGTGAAAGATTTATATATATAACCAAAAGATTTACATTATGATAAACATAATTACAGGAATAAACACAATTATTCTAACCTTAAACGAAGATTTAACAAACTCTGGATATGGATATATTTTTCAATTAAAAACCACAGGTGAAGAAGTTTATTTTACAGCAGATAATACCTCTTTATATACAGACAGATATGATGAGTTTGTAGTATATGTGAATAGTGGTGATACAAACTTAACAGGTGGTTCAATAGCCATGGAAACCCCTGGACTATGGGATTATAAAGTATATGAAAAACTTAACCCTATTGTAGAAGCAGACTTAAATAAAGCAACAACAGATACATTAACAAATATAGAGTTAGGGAAATTAATTTATAATGGAAGAGTGATACAAGAAGCAACACACACCATAGATTTAACCAAGAAAGTATATCATAAATAAAAATAAATAATAAAAATGGAAAATAAAATCAATTTAAGAATGGATATGGCATATAATAATAATGATATATCATATTATATACCAGAGTTTAAGGAAGTTAGAGGAAAAGAATGGGTGCCTTATGGAATTAGCACAAATGAATACTCAAAAAACCTTATAGAAATGGCAGATAATAGTGCTTTACACGGAACAATAATACAGAATAAAACTTTGATGATTAGTAGTGAAGATTTTATTAAAGATGAATTAGATATAAAGACAAAGAAATTTGTAGAACACCCAAATAAATATGAAACATTACATAAAATCTTTTATAAATGTGCTTATGACTTAACTATGTTTGGTTCTTTTTCATTAGAAGTTATTTGGGATAAAACCCATACAAAGATTTTAGAAATATACCATGTGGATACAAGCAAGGTTTTATATGGTGTTGAGAATGATGATAATTTTATAGACCACTATTGGTTTAGTAGAGACTGGGAACAATACAGAAGAGCAGATTACAAACCTATTAGAAAAGAAAGATATGGAACAAGCAAAGAAAAAAGTGAATTTTTAATCAGCATACCAGCATATAAAAGTGGCTTTCAATACTATACATACCCAGATTACCAACAAGGATACAGAGCAATAACTATTGATGCTAAAATTATGGAATACCATAACAGCAACATAGATAATAACTTTGAGCCTGGAAAAATGATTACATATATTACAGAAGACCCTTCAACAGAAGAAAGACAAGTGATTAGAGAATTGTTTGAGGAAAAACAAACAGGAGCACAGAATGCTGGTAGAACAATTATAAACTATTCAGCAGATAAAGAAAGTGCCCCAATTGTAGAAACATTAGGAGATGATGGAAACCACAGCAAGTATCTGGCATTAAAAGATGATGTTTTACAAGACATTTTAATAGCGCATGGAATTACAAGTCCTTTATTAGTAGGAATATCTATACCTGGCTCATTAGGAGGTGGTGCTGAATTGAATGTAGCCCAAGAATTATTTTATAAATACAGAATTTTACCAAAAAGACAGAGCATATTGAATACTTTTAATGATTTATTAAAGGTAAATGGATTAAATAGTTTAGAAATACAAGATAATAGAGCAGACATTATGGAAAATATGAGCCAAAACATAACAATTAATAATGATAGAATTAATAAAGAAGATTAAATATAAACTGGCAACAAAAAAAGTATGGGTGTGTCATTTTAATGGAGACACCTGTGAGTTTTGTAAGAGATTACATGGTCAAGTTGTAGATAAAGGAGATACATTCAGTATGGATGGATATGAATTAGATGGATCACCAGCCCATAAGGGTTGTAATTGTGATGTTGAATACATATAAAAAAATAAATAAAAGAAAATGGCAATAACAAATACATATATTTTAAGTCCAGATTTTATAAAATCATTTGCCCCATTTATTAATGGAAATGTAGATAATGATTTAATAGAGTTGTCAATTTTAGAGGCACAGGAAGTAGAATTACAAGGGATTTTAGGATCAAAACTATATGATAGTGTGATTACAAAAATTAATAATGATACTTTAAGTGGTGATACAACATATTTAAGTTTAGTTGATGACTATTGTGTGAAAGTAGTTTTATACTATACTATTAAAAGAGCATTAGTTTTTCTGTCTTTTAAGTTTAATAATAAAAACATAGGAGAGCAGAATAGCGATAATACAACCCCAGTAGATTTTAAGACAATAGATTTTTTAAGTAGCAAGTTTGATAATGATGCTAGTGATTACTCACAGAAATTAATTAATCATTTGTTAGATAAAGGAAATAGTTTATATAGTGAATATGATACTGAAACTGATTTAGAAGATATAGGACCAAACAAGCAGACAACATATCTTAATGGTATGGATTTAACAAGTGTTAGTTTGAGAAACAAACCAAATTGTAGATTATAATGAATATAATTTTATTTATATTATTAGTATATGGAATTAGTTATATCATAGTAGGAGCCCAAGTGTTAGAGCCTATTAGAGAAAAGATTAAAAATAAATGGATACTGAAATTAATAAGTTGTATGACCTGTGTTAGTTTTTATGTAGCACTGGGGGTTCATTTCATATACCCAATAACAACACTATTTTTATTAAGTGGAATTATAGGAATGTCAGCAGTAGAATTATTAACAAGGATTACAGCCTTATAAAAAAGAATTAAAGATATGATTACTTATAATGAAATAATACAAACAATAGAAACTATTGTAGAAAACCATAAACAATTAGGAGCAAACCATTTCTTTTTTGGTGAGCCATATAATTTAAGAGATTTAGATTTATTAATGCCTCATATAATTTTACAGCCAATACCAATTGTTATGGGAAATAATTTTATTAAATATAAATATAGATTATATATTATGGATATAATAGATGCTGATTTAACAAATAGTCAAGATGTTTATAGTGATGCTATATTAATAATTAATGATATATTCAATTTATTAAACTATGGTGATTATGAAGAAGATATATATTTAGATTTAGATATAACACTTAACCCATATGAAGAGCGCTTTGATGATTTGACAAGTGGATTTTGGACTGATATAGTTATTACCACTATGAGAGATGACAACAAGTGTATAGCACCAACAAATTAATAATATAATATGAGCCATTTAACACAAGCATTAAATAAATATGGTATAGAAATTATTAATGCTATGAAACAAATTTTAATAGAAAAGAAAAAAGGTGATAGTGAATTTATTAAAACTCTTAATTATAAGTTAGTAGAAGACATAGAGAATGGGACTATTAATGTAGAGTTTATAATGGAAGAATATGGCAAGTATATAGATAGTGGAAGAGGTCCAGGAA